AACTGCAGATGCTAGTTCTTCAATATTTTTAGACTTAAATTTGTTTGGATTCAAAGCATTCGCTCCTTTCGTTAATATAGCCAACCTGCACCTCTATCCATTGTTTCTGCAATCCCTGTAACTGAATCCGGTGCATCATCATGCGCGTTCTTCCCTTCGCGCTGATACGTTGTCATAGCTTCATAAAATTCCGGCCACCTCAACGCCCAATCTTCTGGGTAATACACGTTATTCTCAACCCAAGCGCTGTTTGATAGAATCCGCGATTGCTTGTTTGAGGACTGATGGAAATCCTCCCAGTAGGCTGATCGATAACCTAATTCTTTTGCTCGTCTTTCTGAATTGCGTTTGAAGCCACGTCCACCGTTATTTCCTTCGACTCGAACATGATTAACCTTGTTTCGAATAATCATATTGGCATGAGCGTTTTCGGTTGTTTCCATTGGTTCTTTCGTGTAGAGGACGTCTATCAAATACGCCTTGTGATCAGATGTTTCCGCCCAAACTGGAGAGGAAAGATAATCGGCTCCTTTATCTGCAGTATCCGTATAATTCCATATTTTGATGATATTGTCCGGTAATGTTTCATAGGTTTGGAATTTCTGATACAAACGACCTTTTTGGTCAATGGGTTCTTGCTGATAATTGGCATTAGCAATTGCAGAACCCATTGCAGCACGTTTCTTTTTATACTCTTCGTAAGTTAAGATGCCGGGACACAGCATTTCACGAGTTTCTTCGTTGAGTAATGCTTTTTCGATGACCGTACGCAACTTGTATCCCATACCAGGCATTTCAGCAATGACACGTCCGGCTAGATCTTTTGAGTGCCAACGGGTCATAATGATGATAATTTTCCCGCCTTTTTCCACCCGAGACAGCATTTGCTTTGTAAACCAATCCCAATGCTTCTGCAAATCATTTTCGTTTGTAGCTTCTTTAAGCCGAACCACCAGGAGACGTCGCTAAATAACTTAACTTAGCACCTTGCAAAGCCCAACGTTTAGCAGCGGTCGAACCGTGTTTCAATTTGGCACGTGGAAAAACATCAGTATAAACAACCTGATCATCAAGGACTCGTTCCTCAGCGATTGTGTCACGAACTTCTTTGGAAAAGTCGGTTGCCATGTCTTCGTTGTATGAACCAGTAGCAACACGCATCTTAGGATTACGACCAAGTTCCCACTCGACAAAACGACCAGCTGTTAATGACTTGCCGTGTCGTGGTGGCACATTAAGTAACATGATATCCTCATCCGATTGCATGAAATCCGCGAATTCGGAACACAAACGCTTGAGGTAGGCTCGATCGCTCTTGTAAAAATCAGGTACTATTGTTTGGCAATAAGAAAAAAAGTCATTACGCGCATTGCGTAACAACTTTTCTCGTTTTAATTGATTCATTTCTTTTAAATACCGATATTTTTTGATCTTATCCATCGCCATCACTAGTGCTTAGTTCTCGCTCTAATTCGGCGATACGCTCCTCTAATTCGCTATCAGTTAAACCATCAGCGTTAATGTTAACAGTCGATTGAATCTCGTGAACATCCACCGCTTTATAACCAGCACGATCAAGCAGATCCTTAGCTGCATTGATTCGGTCAGTGTCTTTACTATTCGGATTGTTGACAATGTCGGATAGTATTTGACGCGCATCTATAGCATCAAAGAAAAATTCGCGTTTAAGCTCTTTCTCTAGCTGTTTTTCTCGTTTTTCCAGATACTCTAATAGTTTAGGATTGTTTAGAAGTTGAGATGCTTGTGACTTGGCAGATTTTTTACTGTAACCAGCATTAATTGCTGCACGTGTTGCATTTTTTTTGCGAAGCTTCAAGTATTCATCAATAAAATTTTTTTGTTGTTCAGTGGGGCCCTTCACTTATCTCAACTCCTTTACCTAAAAATAAAAAAAAAGAACATCTGCATCAGATGCTCTTTCGTAATCTTTCGACAATAATAGAATATCATACAAAAAACAAGTTGTCGGTAACATCATGGTACCTTACGTAATGTACAATTAGAAATTATACGTAACCGATACTAGTGTCATCAAAAAAAGAAAGTTGTTCATTCACGAGAAAACTCACTCTCCTCATACATCTTGAACAAAATAATCGCCAAAATGTGATTCATTTTTGCTGATATGGTAAAACTTTTCATGATAGTCAACTCCTATCAAACTTGATTATTCTCATTAATTCTGCATGTTTATTCTTTATATACTGGTGCGTATAGCCTGTTTCATTAGCTATAGCTTCTAATGTTAATCCATCAATATATTTCAATTTCAGGATTTTTTGATTCAAACCAGAAAATTTATCAATTGTTTGAACAATTTCTTCACGTTCATTTTCTAGTTTTTCAATTCGTTCATTCAATTCTCTGATCACTACCTTTAAATGATTTTGTTTTTGCAAAGCAGTTAAAAACTTCTGATTTTTTGCAAGGTCACCATCATGTCCCCATGAATAGTTTTTCCAACGGCTAAGCTCGTTTTTATTCAATTTGAGCGACATTTTTAAATCGATTAATTCCTCATCGATTGCAATGATTGAATTTACCCATTCATAAATGATGAATCACCTTCTTTTTTTATTTTTTTGTAAAAAGTGGTCCACTGTCCCACTTATGGACCACTTTTAAAATTAAAGTCTACCACCTCTAACGCTTACTCCCCCAAAGGCTTGTCTATAAATGTCCTAGATGTCCCACTTTTTTTGTCTATATACTATATATATTTATTATTAATATATTCTTTCTTTTTTTTTATAAATAAAAGAAAAAAGTAGGACAAGTAGGACACATACTATATAAACCTTGTTGCATCAATGATTTGAAGGTGTCCCACTTTGCAAAAAAAAGTAGGACACAAGTGGGACACTTAGTTAAAAGTGGTCCACTTACTCTTCTTCAATTTTTTGATAGTAATAATATCTTTTTCCCATCATTTGCCGCTTATTTCTTTCATACCCCAAACTTTTTAACCGCTGTGTAAACTTAGTTTGAGAATAAGGCTTAGCTCCAGCCTCATCACAAAATTTTAGATACTCCTCGTAAACACCTTTTGTCGTCAAGTTTTCGTCAATGCCGTCTTGACGAATAAAACCAAGAATTGTATCACTCTCAACAAAATATTCTTCTGTTACTTTCGCGACAGTTTCGGAAGCAGAAAGCTGGCCACCGTTGTTGTTGATTCGTTCCATTGCATTGAGCGCAATATTTAATAGGTAGGATTTGGCATTTTCAGATGAAAGCTTTTCGTCAATTTTAGGGTCTGACTTCTTCACTCTATTCTCGCAAGGTATAACTACAACACGTCTTGCTATTCCACCGGATTTATCTTTAAAAGTTGGCATTTCATTTGCCGTAAAGATTAAAGTTGCTTTATTTTTCAATTTATAGGGTTTTGAATAAATTGGACGAACCATAATCGTATTTCCGGAAGCCAAAGTTTTAAAATTCATTGATTTTTCCATATAGCCTGCATCGATGTCATCCCCGACATTGACCAATTTCCCTTCCAGTTCCATGACTGATGTCTGATCGTTGAACTGTTCAAGCGCTAAATTTAGACCTAAGTCACCAATGAAGGCATTTAACATTTCTAAAAATGTACTTTTACCGTTTGCTCCAGTATTTCCAACTAAGAAAAATACTTTATGAGGGAAACCCGCAGTCATTAAAATATGACCAAGCAACTCTTCGACAATTAAACGTAGGTCTGGCTTATCTGATACTAAAAAATTAAGAAAATCATCAACTGTTTTATCGTATGCATCTGGATCATAGTCCACATCAAGAAAGAAAGGTGTGAACTCTTTAGTGGCCATCGGAATGACCTCTGCACCATCTAACATATAATCGTTACGGAATTGAATTGGGAAATCATAGTTTTCTATCAACTCGCCTTTAACTGGGAACAAATCAATTAATTGTTTCCATTTGCTAGGAATCAATTTAATTCGTTCATCAATCTTTCGTAACAGTTTATTCTTATCATTAATCCAATAGTTATTTTCTTTATGAAAAAGTGAACCGTTGAAAAATTT